AAGGGCAACCTCGACTTCTGTTTTGACTTTAACGTAGATCCGGGCGTGGCGGTAGTATTGCAGGAACAATGGTTGCCCACAAGTCTAACAGAGGAAACGCATGGGGATGGCATTATTGGTGAAGTCTATATCCCCCGTAATAGTAACACTATCCGGGTATGTGATAAGCTCATTGCAGATTGGGGCCGGCACGAAGGCAAAATTTTTTGTTACGGTGACTTCACTGGTGGTGCTCGTAAAAGTGCGGCTGTTCTTGGTAGTGACTGGCAGTTAGTAAAAGAGAAACTGTGGCAGCATTTTGGCACAGATAGAGTCTACTTTCGTGTCAAACCTAACCCACGTGAGCGTGATCGTGTGAATTCAGTGAACAGTCGTTTACTCACATTAACTGGCCATATTAATTGCATGGTGGATCCGTCTATGGCTCCCAAGACAGTTCGTGATTTCGAAGGTACAGCTCTAATAGAAGGTGGGACGGGTGAGATAGACAAGAGTAGTAACCCAGAGTTAACGCACCTTTCGGATGCCTATGGATATCGCGCTTGGGTGCTGTATCCGGTGAAGCGTCGTTATGTTTCAACTGGTCAAAAATATTGGAAATAGGAGGTAGTAAAAATGGTAGAAGAAAAAAAGAAAAAGATGGAAGAAGATGATGAAAAAGATGTAGTCGATGCAGAAGATGTAATAACTGATGACTTGAAGGAACTGGAAGAGAAGTTGGATGACTTGTCAGATAAACAGCAGGAGGATGGTGGGCTGAGCTCGGGCGGCAAGTTTAAGTATGTGGGGCCATCTGCTGCTGATGGAGTAATGGGTTTTGCTACCTATCTTTCCGGTGTTAAGACGTTTAGAGCCGGCACCCGAGGTGATTCTGCTAAACTGTTGGATCTTGCTACCAAATTCTGTGATGCTATGGGTTTTGGTACTACAAGTGACGATTTCCCCGACAACATTAAATTCCCTGGGGAAGAGGAGAAAACTCTTAAAACAACATAAACAACATTAAATAAGGCGAGGAGATAACTACAATGGCACGGAAAGTTATTAAAAGAAAAAAGAAGTCAGTTAAGAAAGTAATCACTGGCAAACAGAAGAGTGCCCGCAGGAAGAACATCGCCGTAGCACGTAGTAAGAAGAAGTCCGCTGGTGGTGGCATGTCGGCCACAAAGAGGAAGTTCATTCAGAGTCAAAGCCAAAAGACCCTCATGTCTTGGCTTGGTTCTGCTAAGAAAAGAGGCGATACGAAAAGTGTGAAGGAACTGACTCCTTTCATAAAGAAAAAAAGATCTGATGCGGCGTTCAAGAAGAGAGGCAGATTCTTGGCAGCCAGAATTTAATTAGGAGGTGAGCAACAATGGCAAAGAAATATCCTGTTGAAGAGATGACCGAAGAAAAACTGAAGGAGACCCACGAGTTGTACGATAAGTACTTTGATGAGTGGAAATTCCTTAATGCCAGCTATGAGGGTGTTCGAGCTCTTATTGCATGGGGAGTTTTCAAACAGCACGAACGCGAGAGTCATGCTAATTATAAGCGCCGAGCAGATGAGGCCTATGGCTTTACTTACTCACGTTCGATCGTGGATCTTCTTAACTCTTATCTTTTTAAGAAAGACTACCCTCGTACAATACCAGAGTCTTTGGGTAATGACGAGCAATGGCAGGCTTTCCAAGAAGATTGCAACTATGACGGTGAGGAATTCGACGAGTTCTTTATCGATCAGTCCAGGCAGGCGTCTATACAGGGACTTGTTGGTATACTGGTAGACAAGCCTCGTATGCCGACTGAAAATAAGCAGCAGCAGTTAGATGAGGCGATTTATCCATATCTGGCAGCCTATAAGCCCACGCATATTATTGACTGGGAGTATGAGGTGGATGTAAATGGGCACAAGAAGCTGGTTTATCTGAAGCTGTTGGATGATGATGAGTACTACCGCATATGGACACCTGAAAAGTGGGAAGTGTGGGAAATTATAGAGACAGAGGTGTCTAAAGATGTCTCTACTGTAAAGACAGAACGTGGCACCAAATTTGAAAACGTCGGTCGCACAGCCAACAAGGTAGCTGAAGGTGAACATGACCTGAAGGAGATTCCGTTTGTATGGCTCTATAACCAAAGATCCGTTATTGACAAGGATGTAGGGCTGAGTGATATTGCGGATGTCTCTCGCATAGATGTTTCTATTATGCGGAACCTGAGTCAAATTGAGGAAATCGTTAACTACACTGCCTTCCCTATGATGCGGAAACCAAAGCGGGAAGTGGGTGGCCATGATGGCGTTGATCAAAAAGATGAGGTTGGTGAAACTGCTGTTCTGGAGTTTGACCCAGATAATCCTGAAGGCACAAAGTCGGATTGGCTTGAGTCTCGTTCAGAAGGACCTATACGAGCCGTACTTGAAGTTATAGCTAAGAAGGTGAGTGAAATATATAGAGCGACTAATGTAGGCGGCATGGCGGCTACTGAGATACAGACGCAGGCTAAATCTGGGGTAGCTTTAAAGTCCGAATTCCAATTGCTTAATTCTAAGCTGGTTAAGAAAGGCAAGAACGTAGTTAAGGCCAAACGAGGTGTAGTTAGGTATTGGCTGCTGTGGCAGGATGAGTGGGACAAGTACAAAGATGAGTTGCGATTTGACTACGTGAAAACCTTTGAGGTGGAAGATCTTATGACTGACTTGGAAAATATGCTCACTTCCAAGGTTATTGTTACAGACAGCCCAACGTACACTTCTGAAATGCAGAAGATGGCTGTACGCATGATGATCCCATCTGCTGAAGATGAGATACTGTCTGAGATTGATGGTGAAATCGAAGAGGGGCCAGTATTTCCAGATTGGCCGCCTGAGGATATACCCGGTGAGAGTGACGAAGATGAGGATGAGGGTAATAAACCTGACTTAAAAAAGATAAAAGGAGGTAAAGAGTAATGAGTAGAGTTATGCCAGCAACAGAAGCCGAATGGCAAGCCGAAGATGATGCTCGTGCTTTAGCTCAGGCCGAAGAAATCAAATCTGATAAACCACGGATGGATAAGGCCCGAGATGCCGCCAAGAAGATGGCTGATGAGGAAGCGGAACGAGCAAGAGCAATGCGCAAGGTGGCAGGTCAGCGCACACAGCATAGAAGCGACAGGAAACAAGGTGAAGTACAGAAGCCTGTCAATAGATTCAATGTATTTGAAAAACTTTAAGGAGTGTACCCAAAATGGGATGTGGCCCCAAATACAAAAGGTGAGTACGCAAGGTACAGGCTTCGGGTAAGTCAAAGTCTTCTGCTCATCGTATCTGCAATGTTTCTGTTAAAGGGAAAGGTAAGAAAAAGAAAAAGAAAAAACGTAGGAGGTAGTATGGACGAAAGGAAAATTAATCCAGAAGGTCCCGAGCCTGAGGATAGGAAACCAACAAATCCGTTGAGTGAAGATAAACCAACTGTGGGATCGAGTACTTTTAAGATACCACACATTGGCAAGAAGGCCACCAGGCCACTTGACTTGTTTGGTTCAGGCCCATTCAGGGGAGGATCGTTGGGAAACAAAAAGAAATAACAATCATCGAGGTACAACAATGACTGTTTGGATTAAACGAGGTGTTTTGGGAGATTTATCACATGCAATGCAAAAGGGTCTTGGACGTGTTATTGATCTGTACAGTAGCAAGAGTCTTGACTTTTTTATTACTTCTTTTCGGGATGGCAATCATAGTGCTCACTCATTGCATTATATTGGCAATGCAGTTGATTTCAGAAAGGACCCCAAAGTTAGCAGAAGAGAGATGCAATGGGTCTTGGGGAAAGATTTTGATGTAGTTGTCGAGAGTATGCATGTGCATGTCGAGTACGACCCCAAAGGCTAACAAGGAGACCAAAAAAATGGTAAGGAAACTAAAACCACAGAGGAGAAGGATGCATCGGGCGCACGGCCAAAAGCAGCGTCAATTAGGGAACCGGGAAGGTGGTTGGCGTTATGCTTGGCAGGTAGTAGTGGATCCGGGAACTGAAGACAATTCTGGCGAGCGTGAATATGCTAAGTACACATGGTTTACGGACAAGTGGAGTATGCATGCCAGAGAAGTCACTGGGGTGGGTGCTGTTGTCATCACGGCTGACTTTAAGCCTGTTCCCAAGGGCAATCGTTTAAAGGTTCGCTTCGTTGGCTATTATACGGGGAATCATGGAACTCCGAATAATCCACGTATTGAAATGTATGACTACAACGCTACCGATTGGGTCGCTTTAACCGGTGGTGAGTTAAGTCAGTCTATGAGTGCTGACGAAATAATTGAATGTGAGGCAGCGGGAGACGGTGACTGGTGGGAAGCCAGTACAGATAACGTTCGTGTTCGCGTTATACATCCTGTTATTGGCGGTAACGTCATGCATGAGTTGCATGTTAACGAGCTGTCGCTTGCACAGATGCAGGTCTCTACAACGACTACAACTTCAACCACCACAAGCACGACTACGACTGTACCATAGGAAAAGAGGCAAAATGAATCAAAGAATTCTAAACACAACTCATTCCGTCCTTCATTGGAAGGAGCATGTTAGGGCTTCAAACAATGGATTCATAAATTCTATTGTTGCCGAGATGAAGGCCGGTACGTGGTGTTGGGAGGCAATCTTGTGGTGCCCTGTCTGTTTTGTACTTATAGTATGGAGGTATGTGAAGTGGGTACAAAAACGCTAAAGAATAGTGGGTTCACAATAGCACGTAGTAATAACTATGACTTGAATGCCAAGCTGAATGCACCCAATGTAACGATATTTGGGGAGAAGTGCGATCAGCCGTTCACTGCTTTTTACGTATGGGAGAAGTTCTTATTTGCCTACAAGGACAAGATTCGGCGGTTCCTCGAATTGGGTTGTGATAATGGTGGTATGAGTACCTACTTTGCCCTGTGGTGCCATAATATAAATGCGGACTATCATGGCTATGATAAAAACAGGAGTGGCTCTTATAAGGACACACCGATTAAGAAATTAGTTCAGTTGCATAAAAAAATTCAAACGGGCAATATCTATGTCGATAAGAGTGTAGAAGAGGTGAAGACCGTTATACAGAGGACGGGGATGTCTGTTGTCTTCTGTGACTGCATTGATAAGCCATGGGAATTTAAAACATATGCGCCTATGCTTAAAACTGGTGATGTGGTGGTAGTACATGATTGGGATAGAGCAATTAAGGATAAGTGGGTGTCAAAGACAATCTTGCAAGTACTACCTTTTGAGCTACTTTATGAAGAAGAAAGATTAGAGCTAAACACTCTGACTCGATTTTTTCTGAAGGGATAAAATGGCAAAGCAAAAGCGAAAAAATAAGCCGGAGCCGGACGTAGATGCGGTAATTGAGCAAAGCGAGCGGACGTCTGCGGTGTTGGAAAATAAAATAAGGGTAAATCAGCGGCGATTGTTAAAATCCATAAGAAACGTGGAATCTCGAATCGTCTCAGAGTTCTCTACCTTGCAAACCACTGATGCTGGTCGTTTAGTGGGGCCACGAGTCAATCTTAAAAAAGCGCAAGCCTTACATACCCGTATGGCGCAGATATTTGAAGAAGAGTATGGCCGTGAGGTACGGGAGCAGGTGGCTGGCTACAGTGAAATATCTGAATTGATACAAAATGACTTTGAAGAGTTTAATGTAATCAGTCGTTATACCGATATAGACAAAACAATGATGAAGGAGTTAGGTGAGCAAAATCTTTTGGAGTTTACTACTATCGGTAGGCAGGCGCAGGAAAAGATAACTCAGTCGATGTATAATATGGTTGCGGCTGGAGCCCCATATGATGACTTGGTTAAGCAAATAAATGCGGCCCTTGTAGGCCAGGTAGATGCCCGAGGACGGCCACTTACCAAATACGCCGAACTATATGCCAACGACGGGATTATGAATTTTTACAATTCTGTGCATGTGGAAAAAGCTCGTCAGAATGGTATGCAGCACATGATGTATGTGGGCACTATTATGGCCACTACTCGTGACTTCTGTGCTCAGCGAGTTATGCAGGCTTTCAGCGTAGAAGAAATTAATTCTTGGGATTTTAACTGGAGTGGTAAACGAGGTCCGGCCTTGGCCTACAGAGGTGGTTGGAATTGTAGGCATCATTGGCGAGCTGTTAAGAAGAGTTGGATTAAAGGCATCGAAGACTATCAAATTTCGGGGCCACCGCCTGGTTGGAAAAATCCTGAAGGTGGCCGCAGTTGGGATACCTTTGATAAAGCCACACAGACAGCATTGACAGGACTCAGGGCAAAGATGCGCAAGGGAGTCAAAGTCAAACAAGGCACGCCCAGAGTTAAAGTTTGGCAGAATGAATTGAATGATGCTGAACGCCAAGCATTTATATCGGCATGGGAGTCAGAAGGATTGGTTGTAGATGATGTGCTGAGGAAAGGAGTCAAACCTCCTGTCAAACCTCCTGTCAAACCACCACCCAAGCCTCCTCCTCCAAAGCCACCAGAGCCGGAGCCTATTGCTCCTGTTGTAAAGCCTGACTTGGAGGGTCTTGATCGTAAACAAAAGGTAGCTATGGGTCGGCTTGAAAAGCTGGAGACAGTGGACGAGTGGGGCTCACCAACTTTAAAAGGCCCAAATGCCAGGTCGAGTATTCCGCTGGTGCGGGAGGAAGTCAGTGATCTGGAAGATGAGATAGCCGGAAAAGTAAAGCGAGCGCGGGATCTGGATGCACCCGAGATTGTTAAGACTGTAAAGATTGCCGAGCTAAAGGGTGTGCAGGACTTTGTGGAAAAAGACAGGATGCGGGGACTTATTCGGGCTAATTTCCCAGAAGGAGACGAGTTACCGATAATAGTTCGACATGACGGTGAGCTCATACTGTGGAATGGCTAC